ACTTTATTCAGTTCAATTATGAACCAGAATCCTGGCGTAGCAGTAACAGCTAACAGCATTTGTGCTGATATGATGGGTGAACTGTTTATGCTCAAGCATACAGATATATTTAAAAATTTTCCTGATCATCAATCATTTGATAATGTAGCAAAATCTGTATTTGAAAATTATTATAAAGACTGGAAACAAGATTATATTATAGACAGAGCACCCTGGGGTTTTCCCATTAATTTAAAATTTCTAAAAGAAACAAGATCTAATATTAAAATTATAATTTTGGTTAGAGACATTGTAGAAGTTCTTGCATCATTTATTAGATGGTCTCAGAAAGAGCCAACAGCCTATATAAATCAATATGCAGCTAAAACTGTTGAAGAAAAATGTGATGTGTTAATGAATAAAAATAATCAAATTATAAAAGAACTAGTTGGTATAAAACATTTATTGGATCATCAACCTAAAGAAATATATCATTTAGTTGAATATAACGATCTGGTAGAACACCCTAGAAAAACGATTGATGGGGTATATGAGTTTTTAGGCATATCTAAATTTAAACATCGTTTTATTAACCTGGACCAGTTTGAAGTACATGGTATGAAATATGACGAAACCCTTCTTGGAGAGAGGTTGCATACTATTAAAACTGATGCTATATATAAGAATACGTATGACGCCTGTAGTATTATACCTAAGAGTATCATTGACAAATATAAACAATGCAATTTTTGGAAAGGATAAAATATGTCAAGTAAAGATCTAGTAATACAAAAAATATCAAATTCACCATTGGTGAAAAAAGAATACAAAGTTATGTTAGATAATATCAACAAAACTTTGCCAGCAATAAAACAATCAAGTTCTAATTTCTATAAATCTCACTCACAGTTTATGGGTGTGATGTTAGATGTTACAGCTATTACTCCTATAAGATCAGTTAAACATACACTAGCTGAACTAGATAAGACTAGAATGGCACTAGAAGAAGCTCATTTAAACATGATGAAAAAAGAAGTAGAGCTTAGACAAAAAGAAAAAGAATTAAAAGATGGTAAATATAATGACCAATTTGAAAGAGAAAATCTAGAAATTGAAATACTAGAGATTAAAGTCAATATGAGCAATATACAAAATTCAATAACTGGGGCCATTAGAAAGATGAATTTCTTTACCAACCAGTATAAAAGTATTTTGAAAAAGCTTGGTAAAGAAGATATTACAGAAGAAGAGTACGAAAAGGAAGAATCCAATTATCATGTCATGACCTGTATGAAACAGGGCTTGAATGCTGCAAGAGCAAGAGGTGGAGTCATTGATGAAGGGAACTTGATTTATCTCTTTGATATGGGTATAAACAGTGCTCAGGCACAAGCTGAAATCTATGCATATCTTAAAATGGAAAATGATATGATGGCTGAAGGCAAAGTGCCTACTCATGAAATGACCATGCAATGGTTAGAAGCGTGCGCGGCTAAATTTTCTAAAGATGCAGAAGCATTTGCAGAACGCAGAGGATTTAAGTTGTACGACGAAGAGTCGCTTAATACAAAACTAATAGATAATAAGGACAAAACAAATGGCAAACAAGATAATAAAGTATAACCTGACTGCTAGTGGAACTGTTCCAACCTATATTGACGATGGAGGTTATTATCCAAAAGCAAATAGTAATGCTTCCCCTCAAGACCTGGATTTAATTGGTGCAACAACTAATGGATCTAGTGAAACAGCACTTGGTGAACTTGTAAATAAAGCAGCTGTAAAATCATACTTAGATACTTACACATCTGAATGGAAACAACGTGATGCAGATGGTAACGAAGAAGATTTTGATCAAGACGCAGCAGCTACATATATTTGGACTAAAAAAATATCGTAAGGAATTTAAATGGCATATATTTGGAGTATTCATAAACAAAGGAGAGCAAATACATGGTTGTCTGGTGGAACTAGAGGTTTTTTTGCAGCTGGTCATGGAGGTGGAGGACCAATATTTAGTAAAAATATAGATTATATTACTCTTGCTACAACGGGGGATGGAGCAGACTTTGGAGATTTAACTATAGTAAGATCTGCTATGAGTTCAGCTGCAGCAGATTATACACGTATTGTATTCCTCGGAGGTTCAACTCAAGATGCTGAGCCATATAAAACAAATACTATAGACTCAATTGTAGAAGCTACAACAGGAAATGCGACTGACTTTGGAGATTTAACTGTTGCAAGATCAGGATGTGGAGCGAGTTGCGATTCAACAAGAGCAATTCAATGGGGAGGGATCGGTCCTCTTAATGTAATGGATTATATTACAATGGCTTCAACTGGTGATGCTGCAGATTTTGGAGATACACTTCATCAAGACATATATCACACGGCATTTGCTTCTCCTACAAGAGCTGTAAAAGGTTCAGGAAGTGACACTAATAATATTGAATATGCTACAATTGCTACAACTGGTAATGGTGTAGATTTTGGAGATCTTAGTCATGGCCATACAGGTGCTGGAAGTGGATCTAATTCTACGAGAGGAGTATTTGGAGCAGGTTATGGATCTGGTCCACAGTCAGCAGATAATGGGGGTTCACCCCATATAGAATATGTTACGATTGCATCTTTAGGTAATGCAACTAATTTTGGTGATGTTGCTAGCGGTGTACGATATATTGACGCATGTCATAATAATTTAAGAGTTGTCTTGGGAGGAGGTCAAATTGGGGCAGCTCCCAGCAAAACCCCCACACTTCAAATGGAATATTTTGCAATTGCTACAACTGGTAATAGTGCAGATTTTGGAGATTTATCTGTTTTAAAAGCTAATTACTCAGGAGGTTCCTGTGCTCACGGTGGTTTGAATGGTGGAATTTAAGTATAAAATCTAGTATACTTTCTATATGAAAGAAGAATTATTATCGGTGTTTCCAACGCCAATACTTATTACAAAGTATGGGGATGATTTAAGTAAAGAATTAAAGTACGTAGATAATTTACTTTATAAAGAACAAAAAGAAAATGCCAACTTTAAATCTACAGATTCTTATTTATTGGAGATAGAAGAATTAAAAAACATTAAGAATTTCTTTTATGAAAGTTTAAATAAGTATACTAAACATGTATCTCTATCAGATCAAAGATTAGTGATTACTCAATGCTGGGCCAATAAAAATCCACCAGGTTCGAAGCATCATGAACATCTCCATTCTAATAGTATATTAAGTGGAGTCTTTTATTTAAAACAAGATAAAACAATGCCTCCCATACAATTTGCTAAATCAGAACAAGGATCTATGAAACTTGATCCTAAAAAATATAACAATTTAAATTCAGAAATATTTTTATTGCCTTGTGTAGATGGAGAGTTATTATTATTTCCATCTGACTTAAAGCATAGTGTACCTACAAACAAGGGACACGAAACAAGGATTAGTTTGTCCTTTAATACATTTAGTATTGATGCACTAGGCAGTGAAAAAAATTTAACTCATTTAGATATAAGGAGGATAATGAATGAACACAATTGAAGATTATATATACGTAGAAAATCATATACCTGTAGAATTATGTGAAGCATTAATTGATGAATGCAACAAAAAAGAATGGAAAAAACATGCTTGGAATAGCTATGCCACAGGAATTTCTAATTCTGAGCCAGAAAAAGAGTTAGATGTAATGAACGGTACACAAGAACAACAGAATAAAATTACACCTTATCTAGTTAAAGCTTTAGAAGAGTACCAAATTAAGTATTCTGTACCAGGTCAAAAAACTCAACCTCCGTGGCTTACTAAATTTTCACCTATACGATTTAATAAATATGAAGTGGGTAATACCATGAGACAACATTATGATCATATTCACAGTATTTTTGATGGTAAAATGAAGGGAGTTCCTATAATATCTATCGTTGCAAATTTGAACGAAAACTATGAAGGAGCAGAATTTTATTGCAGAGGGAAAGAAATTCCATTAAAAACAGGAGATATACTTTTGTTTCCATCAACTTTCATGTATCCTCATGAAGTCAAGGAATCAAAGAAAGGTGTCAGATATTCATTTGTAAGCTGGGCCTTTTAATATTATAAGGGCTATATGCTACAAAAAATTAGAATTCAGCCAGGATTTAATAAACAAGTCACAGCAACAGGCGGCGAGGGCCAATGGATTGGTGGTGATTATGTTCGTTTTAGATATGCCACACCAGAAAAAATAGGAGGTTGGGCTCAGTTAGGAGACAGTACTCTTACAGGAAGAAATACAGCTTTACACCATTTCGTCAATGCCAGTGGTATTAAGTACGCAGCTCTTGGTACAAACAGATTTTTATATGTATATTCTGGAGGTATCTTTTATGACATTACTCCTCTTAAAAGTACAACAACATTAACTAGCGCCTTTACCACAACGAATGGTGATGCCACAGTTACGATCACGTTTGCATCTTCTCATAACATTTCTAAATACGATATTGTTCGTTTGGATAATTTTTCTTCTATCACTAATTCGGATTTTGGTTCCAGTGATTTTGATGATACTAATTTCATGGTCACAACGGTTCCAACTGCCACAACAATTACTATTGAAATGGGATCCGTTGAAGCTGGATCAGGGGCCAGTACTTCTGGTGGAGTCAGAGTTAAACATTTTTATTCAATAGGACCTGCGGTTGAAGAATCAGCTGCTGGCTTTGGACTTGGTCAATGGGGTGGTACAGTTTCTGGAGAAGGTACTTCAACTTTAGATGGTGCTATTGATGCCGATGATACAAGTCTTACTTTAGCAAGTTCATCATCGATGCCTTCATCAGGAACACTTTTAATTGACAGTGAGCGTATGACCTATACAACGAACACGACAGGAACGAATACCATATCAGGAATTACAAGAGCAGCTGACAATACAACAGCTGCAACGCACTCGGATGGAGCAACGGTTACTGACGCATCGGACTACACTAAATGGGGTGCATCGCAAACAGGTGACGTAATTACGGCCCCTGGTCTATGGTCCTTGGACAATTTTGGAAATAAACTTATTGCAACTATATTTGATGGTGCAACTTTTGAATGGGATTCAGATGCAGCGGGTGGTACATCTACAAGAGCAACGATTGTTGCCAATGCACCAACTGCATCAGTACAGACTTTAGTATCCACTCCCGATAGACACTTAATTTTCTTTGGCACTGAAACCACGATTGGAACTACATCAACACAGGACGATATGTACATAAGATGGTCAGATCAAGAATCAATTAATGCCTCAACTTCGTACGCGCCTTCAGCAACCAATACTGCCGGTACACAGAGACTGGCCGACGGAACACGGGTCGTTGCAGCGATCAGAGGTCGGGATGCAATTTATGTCTGGACCGATACATCTTTATTTATTATGAGATTTGTTGGTGCACCTTTCGTATTTTCATTTCAGCAAGTTGGAACGAACTGTGGATTGATTGGAAAGAATGCAGCTGTCGAAGTGGATGGTTCTGCTTACTGGATGTCGGAAAATGGTTTCTTTAGATACACTGGTAAACTAGATTCACTAGCGTGTCTAGTTGAAGACTATGTTTATGATGATATTAATACAATTCCTAGACAACATATTTATGCAGGATTAAATAATTTATTTGGTGAAGTAACTTGGTTCTATCCTGGAAGTGGAGCTGCATCTAACAATAGATCTGTTACTTATAATTATATGGATTCAACACCAGAAAGACCCGTGTGGACTACAAGCACGTTAGCAAGATCG